TGCTAATTCGGAAATCCATACGACCGTCCGGGAATTCATCATCCAAGACCAATTTGCTCGGGTTCACCTTCACCGGCACCACCGTCCCATCCCCGTAACCCGTTCCCGCCCTAGCTGTGGTCAAGTAAACATCCGGTTCACCGGCTGATGTAAGTCTCCCAGACGACTTAATGCCTTCCAAACCTGTCTTTGTAGTCCCATGATAAAGCGTTACGGTCCCATCAGGATTTAACGGAAGACCAGTGGCCTCATCAATGGCACCTGGCATGCTTGACTTGATGCGTGTCTCCATCTTGTCCAGTAGCCCAACCAAGCCTTGATCTGGGACCACGGCAGAGGCTTCCTGAGCCTTGAACTTCTGGATGGCCTTCAAGGTTTGGTCGAGCGGAACTTCGCCCTTGCCCTCGGCAAGTCTGCCCACCTCGTCATAGGCGGACTTTGCACTGGCCTTGGCTGTTGCTAGACGGTTGGCAAGCCCCTGCTGGATCTTGGTGGACGCATCCCCTTCGATGCCATACTGGTCAAGGAGCTTCTGAGCCGCCGCCCGTGCTTCTGCCTGCTGCGCCACTCGCTGGGTGACCATCCCAGAGCCAGGAACGGACTCAGCCAGCACCGCGGTCTTGGCCATCCCCCCAGGAGGCACCAGATCAGGGGCCAGGGTCCGAACGCCGAACCGATTACCTAGATCCTGGATGGACTGGGCCTCGGGCGCCATGGGTCGCGCCAATTTCGATGCTACGCCTCCCACGGCTTGCCCAGCGGCCCCAAGGCCACCGCCAATGGCAGCTCCTAGCTTCGCTTCACCGAGTTTGCGGGCCCAGTAGTCTGACGGCGATGTGACGCCCGTTTCAGGGGTCAGTGCAGGTGCAGCAACCGCACCGGTAGCCGAGGCCTTGCCAATCGCGGCCAGGGCGGCGCGGACCTTCTGGGCAGCACTCAGGACTTTTGGGGCAGCAGACGCACCATCAGATGCCAGGAACGGCGCGGCCTGCCCGATGGCCTCCAGGATGGGGTGATCCCCGAAGTTCTGCCGCTGGAATTGGTTGTATTGCTCCACCAGCCCATCCATGGCGTTGGAGCCTAGAGCATGCGCCCCAAGCTGGGCAACAGCCAGGCCGCCCTTGACAAGCCCTCCAGACACGGCTCCCAGTGGTTCAGGGATGATCTTGCCAGCGAACCCCTTGGCGTTGTTTGCGACCACCTCGGAGTGCCTGTCGTTGATGAAGGTATCCATGAAGGAGGTTGGGTCGTTCGGTGTGGCCCCGGCTCGCATCCCCTGGCCATTGAACCACCCGGGCTTGCCAGTGTTCCCCTGTTCTGGGCCGAACCAAACCATGCCATCTTCACGCTGGACAGACTGCTTCCCGTTGCCAAGGTCAATGGGTTTGACTTTGAAGCCGTAGGGGGTTGGCTGGAAGTCGTCCACCGGCTCCGTAGGCGTCTGAAACTTAGTCCACGGGCCAGCAGGCGCTTCCTGCGCTGGTTCCTGAAACTTCTCCCAGGGGCCACTCATAGCTTCTTCCAACTCTTGGGATCTTTCGGGTCACCACCGTTGAACACATAGCCATCCATGACTGTTCCGGGTTTAGGAGAACCCGAAGGCCCCGCCCCATGAGCATTGACCACATTCTTGATGGCTTCAGGGCTCAGCCGCTTCATGTCGAGGATAGACTTCCCGCCGAAGGCGTTCTTGTGCTCGATGTCCAATGCCGATAACTTGCCACCCATGATCTTGTTGGCAATATCAATGGCCCCGCCGATCTGGGCATTGCTCCCATTGGTCGGAAACATCTTCCGGGCTTCGGCAATTTCTGAGATGGTAGGCTGGATACCACCAGAAGCAACCTTAGCGATTTCAGTCGCCAGGAATGTAGCAACCGAGTCAAAGTTAGTCGCCTCGTTCTTGCCGAAGTTCACACCTATGGCGTTCCCGATCTTGTTGGCCGTGGTCCAGTCACCGTTTTTCAACGCCTCGAGAGCAGGCCGAAGGATCTTCTCAGTGTGGTCGGAGGCCGTATTGATGGCGGTGATGATCCTGGCGTTAGGCTTCCCGGCAGAGAATGAGATTTGCCCCTGCTTCGCGCTCTCGAACTTGCCAGGTAGAACAGCGGGGTCTTCCCCACGGTCCAGCATGATCTGCTGAGCATCTGCCGTATCGCGAAGGGCATTTGGATCTCCACGGGTGGGCTTCGGGACCGGGACCAGCCCGTCAGCAATCATCTGCGCGCGTGGTGACCGCTTGGCGGGGTCTGTGGATGGCATCCCGCCCCCAACCTGGACCGTTCCCATGGACGCCCTTGGGTGGGCCTGGAGGTAAAGTTTCATGGCTTGTGGATCAGTGGGGGCAAGTCCCATGTCAGCGGCGAATTTCCCGAAATCAGACTTGGCGTGTTCTGTTTCCGCAAAGTCCTGTTTACGGATTGCAAGCGCCTGTTCAGCCAGCTTCAGTTGACGATCAAACGATAAAAGACCATCCATCCGCTGTTTCTGTTTCACGGGGTCAAACACATCTTCATCTGATGCGCCCGCATTAGCGGGTAATGGCCTCCCCGTTCTCTGAGCGAAAGCTTGTGCATTAGCCATGGCCTCCGCCTTGACTTGGGGCCAATTATCAGGGTTGGCCTTTGAATAGGTCTGCCACTGCTGATCCTTGAACGCATTCAGTGCTTCAAGATCAGCCTTGGCTGCCTCATGTTGTGCCTTCACATTCTCAAGGTTTCCGAGTTGCATCTTCTGAGCCGCCTGGGCAACCCCAGGGCTCACGCCGTACTGATTTTTGAAGTCAGCCGCGTCCTGTATCTGTTGCTGCTGAATCTGGTTCTGATTCATCGCCGCACGAAGGCTCTGGGCCTTCATCATGGAGGCGACAGGATCATACTGCCGGGAAGGATCGGCATTGGCGAGGATAATGCTAGGGTCTAGTGGCATGGATCACCTATTAGGCAATGTAGAAGCCCACGCACCACCAGTTCCAAACGGGCCAGTTTGAGAATCGCCAGGGCCACTTCCCCACGCGCCGTAACCGTTATTACCCTGATAGTTCTGCATCGTGTTCCAATTGTTGTAGTTCATCCACGAATTGAGCCCATTGGAAAGCGCCCCGGTCCCGGCAGTCCAGGCGGCAGCATTGGCATTGCCCGCTCCGATTTGGTTGTTTGAGACCTGGTTCGCCATGTTCGCCCCAAGGCTTCCCACCTGCTGGGTCGCCGTCTGCCCCGTACCTGCCACACCCGCCAAGCGATTGTAGAGGTTCGTCTGGTCCGTGGTGTATCGGTTATAGGCATTCCCGTATTCCTGAGATGCCATGCCCTGACCGTAGGCATCCAGCGCCTTCGCCTGGGCACCGCTGAGGGTCATCCCACGGGCCGACCCGCTACGCTCAAGCGCCTTCTGGCCCTCCGCAAGCCGGAAAGCATAGCCTGGATCGGCCTGCCAATTCGTCTGGCTGAATGGCGTGCTGAGGCTCCCATACCCGCCCAAGGCTGGATTGATTGAGCCTTGAGAGTTCCCGTAGCCTTGAGAGTTCCCGTAGCCCTGGAATTGACCATCCCCGCCTCCAACTGGACCTTGGCCGCCGCCCTGCCCGTAGTAGGGTGTAGGATCATCCATAGACATTTGATTGACCATGCCCCTTGGCCTGTTTACGAAATCCCTTGTGCGAGGGCCACCACTCACTGGTCCACCATTCACCGAACCGCCATTCATGGCGGAACCCATCGAATCATTCCCGTATTCATAGCCAGGAAGGCCCAACAGGTAGGCCATCTGGTTCCCAGCCGCGTTGCCACGGTTCATCCATGGCATCTGATCCTGGCGGGACTGATTGTATTGCGCCATCTGAGTGGCGTTAGCCTGATTCGCGGCGCCAGTCTGTGCCGAGGCAGCGTTCTGAGAACCCATATACCCAAGGAGGGCGCTTCCCCCGATTGCAACGGCCACCCATGACATTAGGCACCTCCATCAATAATTTGCCGTTCCAGTTCATCTAAATCAGTTAGGTTCAGTGGATTAGGATGGACCGTCACGAACCGCGTGTCCTCCAATGCATAGATCAGCCGCTTGGTTCCTGGCTTCGTGGCGAAAAACTGCCCCGCAGACAATTCCTTCTGACCATCCTCACTGATTACAAGGAGCCGACCAGTTGGGATGAAGCTGAAGTTCCCCTGCTTGTGCGTCTTGGTGACGATCAGAGACCCCTTTGGGTTGAAAATCTCCCGGGCGTATTGCCCTTCATTGAAATGGTGAGTCAAGGGCTGTTCTACCTGCGGGAACTTCGCCATTTGATCTTCCAGCGCCGCGATAGCGTCCCGCCGCGACTCTGGTGTCACAGCCTGCATGAGCACCCGAAGCGCCCCGATGACCGCGCTATGCGGTCCAGACTGGACATAGGGGGCAGTGAACATCATCAGACTACCTCCGCCACTGCACCCTGGATAGTGATGGAGGTAGCAGCAGAGGCTAGCGCCTGAATAGTTCCACCCGTCTGGAGAACCTGCCCCTCGGCAGCGAAGCACTCCCAGGTCTCACCAGCAGCGATGGGCTGGGCCGAGGTCAGAATGTTCGTGACTCCAGGAGTGGCGCCGCTAGGCACGAGGTAGACCGTGACAGTCAGCGCTCCGGCTGTCGTATTCGTGAAGGTGAGTTTCTTGATCAGTGACTTAATATTCGCAGGAGCCGTGTAGTAGATCGCGGCGGTGGTAGTCAGCTGAGCAGCGGTAATCGTGCGGGGGGTGACACTCATGTTAGCTCCTTAGGAAATCAGGCGTAGAAATTGGGGGCCTTCTGTTTAGTCCCTATCCCGGTGCTTTGATAATGCAAATCAATATACGTAACAAAGGGTTCGTTGGGAGACCCGCCAGTAATGGTCGGGATACCCGTTACGGTCATGCACCCGAGGATCAAACCGTCGGGTTCAATGATTGCGGTATCAAAGAGGGTTGACGAGCCACCCGAAGATGACCATTGAACCTCGTCAATTCGGTGAATGTATTGCGGCGTAGTGGCGATATTAACCGTTGGGTAGGTAATCGTGACGGTTTTCTCGGCAGGGAAAATGGCCTGATTGTGGCCTTTCGCATATGTGGATGCGATTGAGGCGACCATATTGCCTGAAATGGCTGTCCCGTTATGGCTCCAATGGATGTGGATGAAAAGATCAGTTCCGGGAACATAATCGTGTGGGACATGGAACTGGAAATCCATCTTGTCGTTTACGGAGTAGGAGTATTGTCTTCCTGCGCCACCACGGAATACGTTTAGTGTCGGGCTATTAGTTCCTCCTGGGTCAGGGCGCATGTCACCGATCAGATCGCGCCACGGGAAGGTGGGAGCCGCCTCCTCAACCTTGATTCCAATGCCTGATGTTTTGGGTAGGATCAATCCATTGGTGGCAGTGAGGGTGGTTACATTCACAGGCCCATGGTTCCCGGTCCACCCGCCAGCTGGAGCAGCCTGAGCCGATGCGCCTGTGATGGAGCCCCATAGAGCAGGCTTTTGGATGCCAAACCAGAGATCAGATTCGGTCTCCTGTTGAGGTTGCTGCTGAGATGGAGCATCAAATAGGGCCAGAGCATCCAAAGACGCCCGAGCCGCCTGGTCAACGATCTTGGGGATGTCGGACAGAATCTGAGCGTCATCGTATGGGGTGTTCGTGTAGCCTCCCAGCTTCCGGGTCAGCGTCTGGAACCATGTGATCCACGGCGAGGTCATGCCGCCAGCAGAATCAAGCAGCGGTGACCAGGTGGGAGCGGGAGGGAGGAATACTGCCTGGGCGATGGCTTGGGTGGTAGCTGAGGCGGTCTGCTGGGTGCTGGTGGTGCTAACCCCCGTAATCGGATCAGGTATCGAGGTTGAGACATTCCCCCCTACCGTTGGAACTGGACCCCACCCAGCGGGACCGCTGCTGGTAGGGTCTGAGTCGCTAGGCTGGATGATCTTGACAACCATCAGGACACCCCAGGAGTCGCGTCGAGTTCAGCCCCAAGGATCGTCACATCCACCGGATCTGAGACACGGACCTCGAATACCCGAGTCCTAGACTGTCCCAGGCGCCTCCAGATGACCCGCTTGGCGTATTCACCGATCTTCCCAAGACTCCTTGCCTGTGGTGTGCTCCAAGTGTTCCCGAAGTCATCCGAGTAGCGAAGCTCCACCTGCGGGTCAATCCCCACAGCCGCGGAACCATCCAACCCAACTCCCACTTGAGACATAAGCTGGAACTTGCTAAAGAAGATCCGACGGCCATCAGCAGACAGATGTGGAGCCCTGCGGAGCCTCACCAGAGGGTTCCCATTGTCCGTGAAAGTATTGGAATCCAGGGCGTAGATATTCCCGTTCTGGTAATCACCCACGCAATGCTCATTGAAGCCAAAGGCATAGCACTCAGCCCGATGCCTCTGGAAGTTCCCATCGGAACCTAGATAGGCCCGTTCATGCCACTGGCCCGTGCTGATATCGTAAACCCATGAAGTGTTCGCATTTGGGAAGTTCAGCACATAGAAGGCATGACCGTCTTTTTGGTAGGCCCAAGCCGTTGCGCTCGACAGATCGCCATACCCCTGGATCGCCAGCTCAACGCCATGATTCGAGACACGCTTCGGCTGGTAGCCCTGGGCTTGCCAGACGATCCCCGCTCCATTAGGGCCGCCACCGACCCACATGATCGTATTCGAGAACCGAAGGGCCGTGCTGGGGGCTGAGCATCCATATTCGATGTATGCCCCGTCAATTCGGGAAAAGGTGGAGTCACTGCCTGAGTTCCAGAAGACCTCAATCGTTTTAGCGCCGAACACCCACAACTGCCGGGCATTGGAAAGCACCGCCACGGTCGCATCCGGCGAACCCTCAGCCGTGATGAAGTTCAGCGCATCATAGGTCAGACCATCGTAGAGGTTCGACCAGAAGAACTGGCCAGTGCCTGGATTGTTGCAGATGAAGTAGCCGTCCTGGAAGGTCACCGTATCGGCGCCAGGGAACGATGCGCTCGTGATCTGGGTCAGCGTCCCTGTGCTGAGGCTCACGATGTAGCCATGGACACCATCCACGATTATCAGTTGGAGCCCGTTATCTGCCATTGAGACACGGCCCGAACTGGTCAGCAGGTCTCCGACCTTGACGAAGGTCCAGTTCAGGCCCACCCGATACACCTCGGAGCCACTTACCACAGCCATGCCACCCGTGGAGGCCACATAGATCCCACGGATCGGCCCCGTCCCGCAGGTGCCAAGCAGTCGCAACCCAGGGGCACTGATCAGAGCGCCGATCTCCCCATCTGCCTGGTTCTGCGATTCTGTGATCTGAGGATATAGGTTCATGCACCGCTGGCAGTCTATAGAGACCTGCTGGAGTGTATAAGCCCCGCCGATGAACCCATTGATCCTTGTCATCAGTAAGTCGTCTTGGCGTATTTCTTCATGATCTTCTTGTCCGCCTTGAGATCAGCGGGTGAACCTTCTTTGATGCCCTTGGCCTTATCCATCAGTTCGTCCGCCTTCTTCGCATTCTTGGGGGCATTCTTGGGGATACCGATCTCTTTCTTCATTTTCCCCGCCCTTTCCCGCTCTTCCGAGCCACATTAAGTGCGATGGCCACAGCCTGCTTCTGTGGCCTGCCAGCGGCCACTTCAGTCTTGATGTTGGCTGAGATATTCTTCTTGGAACTGCCCTTCTTGAGTGGCATAACGCCTCCGGTTACCGATCCACCTGCAAACCCCCTGTCGCAATCGCCACGGAGCGACCGCCACCAAAACCATCGAAGGACGCATACAACGGATCCACATTGAGAGATTCCAGCGCGGCCTTGGCTGAGAATGCCCGCTGCTGGAGCGCAGGCCCAACCTGGACCCCGTAGGAGTTCGACAGGGCCATGCCCAGGTTCGTGACCAGGGCCTCCTCATAGCCCAGCGGCAGAACCACCGTATCGTTGAGGCTGGTGAACTCATTCACCCTGCCCCAAGAGTAGATCACCATCTGAACCGTGGAATCCTGCGGGACAGGCCAGCAGAAGACCGTATTCAATGGGACATTCCCGGTGATCCATATTTTCGTCGGGAAGGTGCTGGGCGTGGTCTTCACCGACACATCGCGCCATTCCTCATCCGTCAGGATCTGGACAGGTATTTCAATGGGCCGCGCCGTGTTCACCAGCACAGCGGCCATCTGGATTCGTGCGGGGCGTGGAGCGTTCCAAACCCCACCCGTGCCGAGGGTATAGGATGCGGTCCCGGCTACCAGGGGATACAGGTCACGGTTGACCGTGTAGACGCTCAATTCCTCAGTGGACCACTTCTGAACCATCCGATTCAGCGCCCGCAAAGCGTATGCCCCGTCCTCAGCGGTCATCGCATCGGCGGGGCCATTCGCTCCGATCTCAATCAGAGCATCTTGGCAGATTTCCCGAACAGTCGCCACGCATCCTCCAAGAGATAGAGCCGGGGGAGAGCCTAGACCCTCCCCCGTATTGCGGTTCGACTAGGCTTCGTCGCAGTTGCGGAGATCAATGAAGAAGCTGACATTGCCCTCAACGAAAGCCGTGACACCGGTGGCCTTGAGCTGGATCTTGGTCCCAGCGGGGTAGATCGGAGCAGCCGTGCCCTGAGCAGTAGCAGGGGCCGGGATGATCTTGCCGAGGGGTGTTGCCAGCGCGGTGGTCAGAGCCACGGAAGCGCCGGGAACGGCCACAGCCGAAGCCGTAGGGCCAACATACAGGCCGAAAGTAGCCTGTTTCCCGGCGGTGGCAGCAACAGTGGTGATGGCAGTTCGGAGGCCGAGAACCTGGAAGCTGAAGGGCACAACATAGTCAGTCAGCACATCAGCATTGGCCGTAACCGCAGCGAGGGGAAGATTGACCGGGATGGTTTGCATGCCTGCAACGGCAACGCCATCACTGGTCGGGTAAGGGGTGGAAGACATGAGAGACTCCTATTCGATTGGTGGCAGAGTGAACCCGGCCCAGGGATCGCCCCGGGCCGGGGTATTAGTCCTAGCTGAGGACGCGGGCCGCGAAGGTGGGACGCAGCACAGACCAGCCGAACAGAACATCCAAGCGATAAAGCTCAGTGTCCTGCGTGCCGTTATACCACTGGATCATGCGGAGGGGCACATTCAGCTTCTTTGAGCGAACGCGGGTGCAGTTCACACCCTCGGGTTTGGGAAGATCCACGCACACCAGGCCAAAGGCATCCTTGTGGAATACCACATTGTTCGTGGCAACCGCAGAGGCGGCACCCATGTAAGTGATCGCAGGAGTCCCGGAAGGAAGGGCAGTGATGTTCTGGAGGGGGCCGGAAGCGGCGGTATACATCGGGGGCTGGAAGGACACGGCGCTGTAGGCCGAGGCGGCAGTCACAACAAACTGCTGGAGCTGGCCAGTGGACAGCTTAGAAACAGGGTTCACCTTGTAAACCCCGGCGATAGTGAAAATGTCTCCTACTGCCACATTGCCAGAGCCACCAGATGCCACGATAGAGGTGCCACCTTCAGTCGCACCAGAAGCATAGGACGAAGTACCAGCAACGCGAGTGCCAACGGCACCGGAAGTGATGTTCTGATCCATCGAGAACTTGAAGCCACCAGCCAGGCGTCCCATCGTGCCGTTGCGATACTGCTCGGCGATGTCATCGTTGGGGTTGAACAGGGTCTTCAAACCGCCTACGATGCTGGACTGAGTGCGGGGCGCCATGATGGCAGACCACTCACCGTCACGGGGCACAGCGGCTTCATCGAGAACCGCGCCTCCATCCAGGAAGCTCTGAAGATCGGTCATGGCCGTGCCAGGGGTGCCGGTGGCCTGGTAAATCTGGCTCAAGAGGGCGGTGCCCTGCTGGTCAATCAGGTTGGCCAGAGGGGCGATCATGGGATTCAAGACATTCTGCTTGAACGCCTCACCGTCCTCAATGTTGAGCCGCAGTTCCTTGGTGGTGAACGCGAGGTCTACGCCATACTGGCTGAGGGTCAGGGGCTTGTAGCTGTCATTGTAGCCCTGGGGGTTGGCCACGGAACCCGACCGGGTGCTGTATGTGCCAGGAATGCGGATGTTGCAGGAGTCGCCATTTTTCGCGCCATCAGCGCGGAACTGGTCGTCATACTGCCGGTTGACGAACTTGGTGAAGGTGAGGTTGTTTTCCAAGCAATCCATCGCCATTTTGGAGATGGAAGCTACATTATTGAAGGCATTGGTAGCCATGGGTTTTCTCCGAGGGGCCGGTAGTTATCCGGCAAAGGAGTTGGGTTCAGTAGGACTCGATTCTCCCGTCATCGCTAGGTCGTGGGGTTGATACCGCCGTGACCGGGCTGGGAGGTCGCGGTGCCTTGGTGACTGGAGCTGGTGCTTTCTTCTGTGCCGGAGGTGCCAACCGCGCTTCGATGCGCCCAAGTTCAAGGGCGGCTGCTACGGGGGCCATCCGGTTGATTCTCTGGTATTCGTCAGGGTGAGTAGCCAGGTGATAGGCAACCTCCCCGCCGATGGGCGATTCGTTCAAGACTTCCGCCACGGCGCGGGACGGTGCAGGGGCAGTCTCCAGAGCCTCATCGAAGTCCTCGAACTTCTCTCGGGCCTTGGAAGCCTTCTGCTCCCATGTCTGCTGGCGTTTCTCTGCCTCAATCATGGCCTTGGCTTCAAACCGGATGGATGCCTTCACCCATTCAGCATGGGTATCGTAATCATCCGGCTTGGGTCCATCGGGACTGACCTGGATCGGGGCGGGAACCTCAGTCTTTGAAGCCTGGAGAGCCTGAGACTTCCAGTATTCCTTCTCCTGGGCTTCCCTCGCGGCCTTCTCCTTCCATCTCTGAGACCCGGTCTTCTTATGGGGCTTTTCTTCACCCGCATCGTCCGTCTCGGTCTCTTCGGTTTCAGGTTCAGTCACAACTTCCGACGGGGCCTCGGGTTCGGGTGGCACCTCGGGGACAACCTCAGGGGCCGTCTCTGCCTGTGTCGTTTCGATTTCAAGGTCGTCGGTCATGGTGTTCTCCTTGCCAGCAGGGACGCCAGCGGGTCAGATCAAGACGCCAGCAGCAGAAGGAGCCGCAAAGCGTGGTCATCGTCTTCTTCAATGGGTTTGGGATTTGGAACCTTCACCCTCAAGGCAACCGCCGGGACCGTGATCCATCGGCTGTGGTCAATCTTTGCCTTGAACACCCTCGCGGGTGCGTTTATAGGTTCAATGGGGATTGTTTCAGAGGCGGGAACTTCCTCGGCCTCAACAGTAGGCCACGCAACCTCCAGATCCCACCGGCCCTCTGGAACCACCTCAGTCTTGCGCTTTCGTTTCCGCAGGTTGAAGATGCGGAAGCCGCCTGGCTGATTGTCGAATGAGCCGTCTACGGATGCTTGGACACTCCCAACCTGGCCAACAGCCTCCACACCATCCGGGAAGACTGTGGCATCAGCAGACGCACCACCAGAAGCGACCGGAGTCCCGACTGAGCCTGTGCCCTCAACACCCGAAACATCGCGATTCGCAGCACCGGAACCGGTAGGAGATCCCACCGAGCCAGTTCCCATCACACCGGCTGGAAGGCCACTAACATTCGCTTGTCCAATAGCTGTAGGGGTGCCAACCGATCCTGTTCCAGACACACCAGTAGGAGTTCTGTTCGCGTCTGCCTTTGCATCCGGGGTTCCTATAGCCCCGCTACCGGCAACCCCTACTGGGGTTATGTTCGCATCCCCTTTTGCCGAGGAAGTCCCAACTTGTCCGGTCCCAGAGACTCCCGATGGAGATCCGGTTACATTAGCAGCACCACCAGAAGCCACAGGTGCCCCCACGGCCCCTGTCCCAGACACACCATTAGGGATTGCGGTGGCACTACTGCTTGAAGCTGCCTCCCAGAACTCCGACCCGGTCACGGCCCCCAGGACGCCTTCGTCCCGGAGGTTCTGAGCCGTGGCGCGGGTGGTCCAGAGCATGGCTACTTGGCCCCGATAGCGAAGGAGCCGACGCTGGTGCCGGTGCTGGTCGTGGTCGTCCAGTACATCGCGTTTATGCAGGCATTCGCGCCTACCTTGGGCATCGAGAGCGCTGCGAAGTCCCTGGTGTCCGCATAGTTCGCGGCGAGGCTCAGGAACGGCGCCAGCCGCTTGACCGCCGTGACGCCGAAACTGCCAGCGGTGCCCGTGCTGGCGCTGAGGGTCACGGAATCTACCGTCTTGATCCACTTGCCTACGGTGCCAGCGGGGGGCTGGATCGGAAGCATGCGGTAGGCAGGCAGTGAGGCCGCAATGGTGACAGCCGTGGACCCGGTGGACGCATCGTTGTATGTCACAGCGCAAGTGGCAGTGACGCCAGTGGAGCCCGTGGCCGTATACCACTCCAGATACCACTCCACATCGGAGTAGTCCGACGAGCACCGGCCATCGCTAACGGGCGAACTCATCGCCGCGCCGGTGGACTGGGCTGTGGTCACGGTCCCGCTGAGACCGCCCATGTGACCCAGGCGGTCGATCAGCCACTTTCCCTGCCCCGCGTTGGCCTGAGCGATGGAGCCCCACAGCAGGCGGCAGGTAGCGGTGCCGGGATTGACGTAATTGGGGTTGTACGCCCCGAGCGTGGCATTGGTTGGGTTCGCCCACGCTCCGGGAGTCGCACCCGCCGCAGGCGCTCCGCCCTCCTGCCAACCTGAATACCAGTTGGAGGCTACGGCGGTCAGGCTCGTCTTGTAGAAGTTGAATCGTCCACCCGCGCCGGAATTGCCAGCGGCAGCGAGGGCGGAGACGACATCGGAAGTGGTGGCGAAATCGGTCATGGCATAACCCAATCAATAGAGCTGATAACAACCATTTAGGCTATACGGATGACTGCGGTTGCTCCAGGTGCGGGTAACTGCAAGGTCCATGTTCCGTTGCTGGAAGTGGCAGAGGTAAAGGTCAAGATAGCGATGATCTTATTCGATTTACTGCTGTTGTAGATCACTGCGGCATCAGCCGTGATTGAACTAGAAGGCCAATTTGGATCAGCCGTCCAATCCAGATACCCCGTCGTTCCAGATGTAGCGGAGGTATAACCAGCCATTGTGGTACCGCCCTGGGTATAGCCATTAGCCGTAGCCAATTCCCCAGCCGTAGAATAGGTGGTGGATGTAGCATCGAGTGACGCATTAGCCTGGATATATAGGGCGCACTTGTAGACATCACTGGAAACATGAACACCTGCTAGGAAGTCAGCCTTAGCCTGGGTGGGGATGCAAGCAGTAACAGCCATTTAATT